ATAAATGCTACCATACCACCTTAGCTAGGCTATGTGTGTTAGCATGAAGCATTATGAACTATTACACCCGACAAGAGCTAGATGACAGAGGTTTAACAAACACATACCCCTACAGTGTGGCTACACAGGCTTCACTAGCGTTACACAGAGGTTATGTAGATAAGATGCACCTATTCCACAGTGATGTCTATTATGTTAGAGCAGCACTGGAGAAAAACACAGGATATGTATTTCCTTTAGACAGAGTAGAAGATGCTATGAGAGCTGAGGGATGGAAAGAACACAGACACTTACCAAAGAAGAAAGAACATGGCTACAAAGAAAAGCACAGTTAATGCTGCTGGCAATTACACCAAGCCTACAATGCGTAAGGCGTTGGTAGCTAGGGTGAAGGCTGGTTCTGCTGGTGGAGATCCGGGAGAATGGTCTGCTAGGAAAGCACAGCTTGTAGCAAAGAAGTATAAAGCTGCTGGTGGTGGTTACAAATGAAGCCTTCTCAGAAGTCTTTAAAGGATTGGACAGACCAGAAGTGGACAACTAAGTCTGGTAAGCCTTCTGCTAAAACAGGAGAGCGTTATCTGCCTGAAGCTGCCATTAAGTCTTTAAGCTCTGCTGAATATGCAGCCACCACTAAGGCCAAGCGTGAAGGCACAAAGGCTGGTAAGCAGTTTGTTAAACAGCCAAAAGAGATTGCTAAGAAAGTGAGCAAGTTCCGATGATTAAAAAAGGTAGTGAAGAGTTTAGCGGGTATAACAAACCTAAGGCTACACCAAAACATCCTACGAAGAGTCATGCTGTGTTAGCTAAAGATGGTGATACAGTGAAACTTATTAGGTTTGGACAACAAGGTGTTAGTGGTGCTGGCTCTAGTCCAGACACACCTAAGGACAAGGCTAGGCAGAAGAGCTTCAAAGCTCGTCATGCTGAGAATATTAACAAGGGTAAGATGTCTGCTGCATATTGGGCAGACAAGGTTAAGTGGTAACAACAAGGAGAAACTATGGCTACCGATGCAGAAAAAGTTAAGATGTACAGAGAGAAGGCTAAGGACACTTCTGTCCCTCAAGAGGTGCGTAACACCTACTTGGACAGAGCCAATGAGCTAGAGCGTAAAGCCTTTGAAGCCACTAAGGTTCCTGAGAAGAAGCTTGCTAAAGGTGGTGTTGCTTCTAAGAAGCCTATGCTTGCCATCATGATTGGTATTGGTAAGCCAACCAAAGCTCCCATGAAGAAACCGCCTGTTAAAGCAGCCCCTAAAAAGAAGAAGTAAATAGAAAGATTGTTTAATGTACCTGACAAGTAACATCCCATATTTTAAATGTTGGGTTAGAAAAGAGTTTACGAATGGACATCAAAACTATCATGGGGAATACATACATGCATTAGCAGTGGCTGTCACCACCATTCCAGATAGGAGCTTGAGCTTTCAAGTTATCTTCACTGGTTGTGAAGCGGATGATGGCAGTCAAGCTAATGTACATGGTGGAGCAATGTGGGCTAGGATGCCCCTTGCTGCGTTAGTAGGTGATATACCTTTAGAGGTATGGCCTGAGCGTATGATGAATCACTTGTCACAGCCTTGGGATTGTAATAGTTACAATCATTCCATCATTAGTTTGGAGAGAGCTAAACCTTCTCCTTGGTTGTGTAAGATTAATAATGAATTCTTTACAGGTAGGTATTTGTTCACTGTTGACTATGCTGAGAGTAGTGTGTCTGAAGATCCCTCACAGCATAAACAGAGTCATGTGTTAATACTAACTGATGCGGGTAAATGGACTGGGAATGTTGTGGCTTTGCCAAACAACCGAGTTCGGGTAACAAGTCCAGCCTATTGGCAAACAGGACAGGGTGCGCCTGATTTCAGGCCCAACCAACATATCTATTGTGCGGAGCAAGATGATTCGTATATGGATGCAGAAGAGACTTTCAACAATCTTTACAAGGAGCAAAAGAAATGACGAAATCTAAAATGATGGCTAGTGGTGGTATGACTAAAAAGGGTTATGCCGCTGGTGGTGTATCTATGGCTATGCCTATGAAGAAGGGCTATGCTGTTGGTGGTATGCCTATGGTGAAGAAGGATGGAATGAATGTTCCAGCTTTTGCTGCTGATGGTAAGGGTAAGATGGCTAAGGGCGGTGCTGTTAAAGCACCAATGAAAGCTAAGAAGAAATAATGGCTACTATTAAGCAAATAGCTAAGGTAGGCAAAGTGATGGGTGAGTTTAAGGACAAAGGCTTACACAGTGGTAAAGGTGGCAAGGTTGTTACAAACCCCAAGCAAGCCATTGCCATTGCCTTGTCTGAAGCTAAAGTGAAGCCTAAGAAGAAATGAACAAAGATCCTAAGGTTAGGAGTGTGGGGAAGGTGTTAACAGCGGGATCTGCTAACACTCTCTACACTTGTCCTGAGAATTTCGTAGCTAAGATGGTGTTGTTATTTATTGCCAATCATGCAGGTAATAACAAGACTGTTCAAGTTCAATGGAACGACATTAGTGCTAGTGGAACCTATCACATTGTTGGTGGGTATAGCTTGGCAGCTAATGCCTACCTCAAGCTTGATGGTAGCTATCTTGTTCTTAATCCCGGTGACACTATCATTGTCACACCAGAGGCTGGTTCAACTATGGATGCCACCATCACTGTAGAAGAATATTATGAACAAGGACTATTTTAATCATGGCTAAAAGAGAACTAAGCGAACAACAGAAGAAGTTCATTGAGGTGTTATTTGCTGAGGCTGGAGGCAATCCTCACAAGGCTAGGCAGCTTGCTGGTTATAGCGAAGGCTACAATACCAAAGTCCTTATGGAAGTTCTTAAGGAAGAAGTGATTGAGGCTACACAGCTTTACATCGCTATGAATGCTCCTAGAGCAGCTATGGCTGTTGTTAGTGGCATTGCTGACCCTACAGAGCTAGGCTTGAAAGAAAAGCTCAACGCTGCTAAGGATTTGTTAGACAGGGCTGGTTTGGTGAAGACAGAGAAAGTTCAGGTGACAGCACCTAACGGCATCATGATTTTGCCAGCCAAAGACAGCGGTGAGTGAGAGAGACTTAGGGGCTTGGATATTACCCCAGCCCAAAGCAAAGGAAACATATGTTGCCATTCCAAAAATTAGAAAAACTATACCATTTGGTTACAGACAAGATGAAGAAGATGCTAACCTCTTGCAGCCAATTCCTACAGAGCTTGAAGCGTTAGAACTAGCTAAGAAACATTTAAAACAGTATAGCTCTAGGCAGGTAGCAGCTTGGCTTACCACCACAACAGGTAGAACGATAAGCCATGTGGGATTGTTAAAGAGAATAAAGACTGAAAGAACTCATGGACGAAAATCCGCTACTTACCGCAACCTTGCCACAAGGCTCAAAAAAGCCCTTGAGCAAGCGGAAAGGTACGAAGAAAAATCTAAGAGGCTCGGCAGGGAAGACCAAACAGGATACTTCGAGTCAGAACAGTATAGCAAGCTCACCGAATATATCGATAGTAAACTCGCCAGAGATTCCTCCAGCGATAGCTGATGACAGAGAAGTATTGTTTAAGCCCAACGTAGGGCCACAAACATTCTTCTTAGCTTCCTCAGAGAGGGAGGTGTTATATGGTGGTGCTGCTGGTGGTGGTAAAAGCTACGCTATGTTGGCAGATCCGCTTAGGTATATGGTACATCCACAGTTTTCTGGGCTTTTGTTACGACACACTACAGAAGAACTTCGAGAACTTATTTGGAAGAGTCAAGAGCTTTATCCAAAGATTTATCCCGGCATCAAGTGGAGTGAGCGAAAGATGCAATGGGAAGCACCGTCAGGGGCTAGACTGTGGATGTCCTACCTTGATAGAGATGAAGATGTATTGAGATATCAGGGGTTAGCCTTTAGCTGGATTGGTTTTGATGAGTTGACGCAGTGGCATACGCCATTTCCGTGGAACTATATGCGTTCTAGGTTGCGTACAGCAGCATCAGACCTACCAATCTTCATGAGAGCTACGACAAATCCGGGTGGTCCGGGCCATGCTTGGGTGAAGAAGATGTTTATTGACCCTTCTCCAGCGGGTAAAGCCTTTGATGCGACAGATATTGAGAGCAGTACCACCCTAGTGTATCCCAAAGGACACAGCAAAGAGGGGCAACCGCTGTTTAAGCGTAGGTTTATCCCTGCTATGTTGACGGATAACCCCTATTTGATGCAGACAGGTGACTACGAAACCATGTTGTTGTCTCTTCCTGAGCACCAACGTAAGCAATTGTTAGAAGGTAACTGGGATATTGCTGAAGGTGCAGCCTTCACTGAGTTTAATAGGCAGATTCATGTAGTGGAACCATTCCACATACCAAGTAATTGGACTAAATTTAGGGCTTGTGACTATGGATACGGAAGCTTTA